CAGACTGACGAGTAAATATAATTACTCAGCGTTTTGATTGGGGTCTTCATCGCGCCACTCGTTTTCTGATTCACTAAGCCTTTCGGCCTCTTCTTTTTCCTGCGCTTTCTTTACTAAATCGATATAGAACATGGACTGGTTGGGGGCTTCGAGATAATTCTTTTCCCAAGCTACTACTGCATCCTTACCAATTTTCCCGCGATATGGGCACGGTGTTGCGGACATCATCATGGCGTCAAACACCCGTGAGTCCTGACACAGAAGACTAACCCCGGCGACTTTCATACCCATGCCGTAGAGACTACGAGCCAGCTTAATTCTTTCGCAGTTCTTATCGATGACAGTGTGACCCGTGGACAATCCCAAGAACCCTGTCTGTGCCCCAACACTCATACCTGATCGGCATACATCATTATTGTTTACCACGATGCTGGGAGCAGATGCTGTAGGCGGCGTCTTGTCAGTTACCACCGTAGAACTGACTGTGTTTGTCTCAGCAGAAGTTGCTTCGCTAAGAGGCGCAAGCCCAGCAAAGAGAATGAGGAGTATGAAAACAAATGCGTTCTGTTTCATTTCTTCGGCTTGTCATTAATGCCTTTCTCAGGCTTCGGCTTAGGCTCTACCGCTTGCTCGTAGTAAATAATAATCTGTTTTTGCTGGCCAATGTATCTCTGTAACTCAGCCATATTAAGAGAAAGAGTTTCGTAGTCCCTCACACTAAATGCGTAGAACAAAAACTCCCCATTTCTCTTGGTGTATTTCTTTTTGAACTGATCAAAGTTCTGATCTGTTACGACATACCACGTTATATCACTCAGCTTCAGTGGGCGTGGCCGCTGCTGTGTGGGAATAACCCGCTCAACTTGAACGGTCTTTACCTCTACCTGCTTAATTGGGTTCCAGCTACCGCAACTACTTAACAGCAGCAGGGTCGGGGGGCAAAGCAGTAAGGCTTTCCAATCTCTCAAAAAGCTTCTTCGTTCCATTGTTAATCTTATTCTCCACCAAGTTAGGCTTCTTCTGGCTCAACCTAGTCAAATCGTGTTTCCGTAATTTATCTATCAAGTTATTCCTGTACTCTTCAGCCTTCTGTAAATCAGTTGCCAGCTTCTTATTCAGGACACGGAAGTCTTCCGCATCCTCAACAAGCGTTTGGATTGTATCGTCTTGCAGTTGTTTGGCCACTTCAAGTTTAGCATTGTTCTCTGTCAGCGTTTTAATTCTTTGCTGAGTGTCCTTATAATAATAATACCCACCGTAGCCCACGCCACCCACAAGACCCAGCACCACAATAAGAGCGTAAACCTTTAGCATCGATCTAAGCTCCTATTTTTTAGCACTCATATAGGCTGTCATTCCCATGTACGCACCGACGACACCAGCCATTCCGATGTAGAAAAGGCCAAAGAGATCAGCCAAAGCTTTAATCCGAGAATCAGGAAAAATAGGAAGGAAAAGAAAAGCAGTGAAAACGAGCATGGATATAATAGAAATCCAAGCCATCTTTCTTTGAGCGTCTGCCTTTTCTTCTGCAACTTCGGCTTCGTGTATGGCTTTGACTGTTGCAAGTTCAGCATCGCTAACCACACCATCCCCATCAACGTCGTACTCCTCGTAGGCACTGTCCTTTTGGAGGGTCTTCTTTCCCTTAGTAGCCATTGTCCTCTCCCGTCTTCATCATGTCACTCAAAACATTTGCGCGATCACCCACTTGCCTTGCCCACTTCGAGTCAAGCATCTCAACACTAGCCTCTTCGTAGCGCCCGTTCTCAATGTGAGCAAGTGTGTTGACAAACTTAGACAAGGAACCAAGGCCCATGTTGAAAGCCATGTCCACCACAACCCTCTGACGCACGTCATCCATATCAGACCACCACGGGAAGGCTCTCTCTACTTCTTCCTGAAAGTCCCTGATGTCATTGGCAAGCATCAACTCAATCTCATCATCTGACAGCCCACGGTCTACCAGATTGCGTCCAACGCCGATGGTTTCTATGCCTTCTGTGTCGAGGTAAACAAACTTACGCACCCCTTCGTGAACCTTCAACTGTGTTATTAACCTGTCAATATCCATAATGCCTAGCCTCGTTTAAGTTACTGGTAACTTGTCGTCATAAAATTTTCGTGACCAGCGCCTGTGCCTTAGCAACGGTCTCCATATGTATGGAAAGGCCCAGCTTATTTTCATGACTGTCGAGTTAATCAGGTTATACGGGAACCTCATAGGTCTCATATAATCTATAAACAGTATCACCCGTAACTCGTCAGTTTCATTGACAGCGTAGTGATTGTAGGTGTCATCAAACAGAACGACCTTGCCATTCTGCCAGTGATACTTATCGCCCTCTACGTTGATGTGGCACTTCTCTGAGTCGGGTATGATCAAACCCATGTGCATACGCAGCACCCCAGCCCACGGCCCTTCGTGTGGGTTGAGCGCCTTCTCTGGACCTAAGACAGAAAGGTATGCAGAAACAACCCGCTTGTCTTTGTTGAGTATGTTCATGAGGGCGGGGAAATTAGAGGCGTTCTTCTTAAAAGTTATGCCAGCACCCTTGAGAAAGAACATGCGCCACTTGTCGTCGTTGCTTATGTAAGTCTGGTCAGGGGATATATCTTGGAATGGCGCGAAGTCATCGTACCGCTCCATAATTTTTTTGGTCTCGTCCAGTATAAGGAAGTAGTTCTCCTCCAACTCACTAGACAGCGGGGTTGAGGAGGGATTGAAGAACTTCTTGTCCCCCCACAGACAGGCTTTGCGAAAGGGTTTCTTCACAATCTGTGCAAGCCTGTACGCACTCATTGCACTGCTATCTGTCTGAGTATCGGCACCGCTGCGGTGATAGCTAATTCCTGCTGCCTAATGATGTTAAGCAACTCCCTCTTCGCTTCCGGGTCCATCGGTGACCTGAGGATTTGGTTCTTCTGTTCTCGCACCTCTTTAAGCTGCTGACGAATTTTCTTTACCTCATTCTCCAAGGCAAGAACCGCCCCTCTTTTAGTCGCAATCTCTGTAATCTTTTCGACATCGCCTTCACGTTCAGCCGCCTTAAAAGTATTAACGGCTGTTTTAACAAGCTGGTCTAGCTCATAGAACTGAATGACAGTGCCGCGACTGTTGGGGTCTTGGAAGAAGCTCCTCACCATAGGAAGGCTGTACCAATTCTTATCGGGCGGGAGCGGCTTATCGGGAGATTGGAACGCATCTATCATATGACTTGCGGCTGACAAACCGTAACTTCCCAATGTCCCGGTGTACCCTTTAATAAGCTGATCAATTTGAAGCGGAGACATATTTAATTGTTTGCCGAGATTAAGTGCAAGACTGCTGGTCCCTTGAAACTTCTGGTAGTCAGGGTCCAAGTTCTTCATATAAGCAGGAACAATCTCCCTCCCCGAAAAGAACGAGTGATTAGTAACCACCTCTACAGCAGGAGTAATAATCTGAGGGGGGTTAACTGCTAGTGTTGAGGTGATGCCTCGCCCCAAAGAATCTAGAACATCTTGCCCTGTGTCAGAGTCAAACGACCATTGCATAATCCGCTCAGGTATTGTCTTAAATAAGAAACCAACCTCAAACGGAACTGGTATTTTTACACAAGCCCCCCCAAAAGGTGTGGGCACAAACCAGTTTAAATCTCTGGCTTCAGCAGTTGCGTTCTTGTAACAATCTGCATCTCTCATAAGCACGCTATACAAAGCTGTTGTGCCTACAATAAGAGAAGCCTTCGCAAGAGCCGCCTTTCGAGAAGCGTTTGGGTTTGCCGTTTCTTTGCTAAAACCAGCCCTATACAGGACATCTAGCCCCTGCAATCGTGCATTCAAAAAGGGAGTAACAGCAGTAATAAGGCGAATGGTTGCGCTTGACCCGCGTCTGCTAAAGTTAAGAACTTCAAGCGCCTCAAAAACAGCTTGGGCTTCATTGCCAGTTTTTTCCAAAACCCTTTTATAGACCGCAATTCTTGTTGCTGCTTCTGAGGCATTGGTTGCAACGGTAGTTGCATCCCATAATTTTTTAAAAGGACTAGCCGCTGTCTCTAAAACGCCAGATGGTTTTTGAGTTTTTGTTTTACTCTTAATGTATTTAGCCATGTCTTTAGGGGTTCCGGCAAAATCAAACCCCCCGAAAACCCCAGCCAGCCTTAAAGCCTCGGAAGACTCGCTGCCTCGTATAACGTCCATAACGCCTTTTGCGCTATCAATAACTGGTATGTAATTTTGCCCCGATGTAACCCACGCGCTTAACGTATCACGCATCATATTACGCAACATAAATCCGGGGTCTCTTGTAACAAGTTCCCTCAACACCCTTGCTGGGCTTGCTGCAAAACCGACAAACACATTATCCATAACACTGTCGGTGTTCTGCCCCAGAATTGTCATGCTCGTGTAGAGAAACTCATCAACAATTTCAAAGTAACGATCAACACCGTCCACTCGTATCTGAACAGTTTGCCTTGGTTTGTTTCCTGACTTATCAGGAGCAACCTCAGAAGCTACTCCCAAGGTCAAGGAGTCTCTGATAACCCTTTGAGCGGCTATATTTTTCATGCCGCCCTGTATTGCTGTAGCTGTGTTCCTTGCGACGTTATCCAGAAAATCATCTACCCTGCGAGGGGCGGCATAAAGATCAACCGAAACATCTGGATTAGATTGTCTTAGGGCACGAACAGACGCGACGGCTTTGTTGTAACTGTCGTACTGTTCCGGCTGAACCTGCCCGTCTACATCTATTTGGAACACCCTACCAGCGCCAACAAGACGCTTGTCAACTCGCTTACCGTCTAGGGGAATGCGAGTTCTTTTCTCTCCTTCTAGGGGGGCCAAGCCCTGACCAGAGGGTCCAAGCGTAGGATCGCCGGGATAGAAGTATGTCAGGTCTTGAGTTCCGTCAGCGCCCTCTAAAGACTGTCTGTAGTAGGGGGTATAATCAGCAGTATCAATCCACGTCTGGCCCATCTCGGCTGTGATCAACCCAGTGTCAACCATGTACTTAACTAGGTAGCTGTTCCAGACCTGATATTCATCAAAGACTTCTGCAAAGTAATCATACTTGTCACCAAGCGACAAACCGTTAACAACGTCCTGATCAGTCATGCCAGAGTCGCGACCCTCTGCATTAAGTCTTTGCGCCCTTCTTGCCTGAGCATAGGTGCCAAACTGAGAAACAACGCGGTTCTCTAGGACAGGGCTTAGTATAAAAGCAAGGCCGCGAATTGATTGCCCTTCGATATCACTCGTTACATAGGTAAACCCTAGCTCCTTATCGTAAACAGGAACCCCGTCATAGAAAGCAGCCTTTGTTACCCCTGCATGTTGTTCAGCCATGAGAACAGCAGAGAATGCGTTGGCATCCGCTAAAACTTCTCCCGCGACCTTTGCTGCTTTTCTGGAAAGAACAGATATAGCTTCATACTTGTTAAGTATATTTTTTCTAAATTTACTTTTAATCAAGTCCCAGTTGTTGCTAAACAATACGCTGTCTGTGTAATCACCAAAGATTGCACTAAGCCAAGCCTGACCAGCGGTCTCCTCTGTATTAACAGCTTGCGTTCTGTTGATTGTTTCCTGAACTTCAGGGCTTTCGTCCTTGACCGTGCCGCCCCTAGAAAACTTTTCCTTTGCAGCCTTGTTAAGCTTCAAGACAGGACGATCAGTTGGCTTCTTAGTTTTGAAGGTAAGCGCAGTTTCCTGAGCCGTAGTAGACAAGGAAGAAAACTTTGGCCCTAAGTGATTTGCTTTCCTGTAATTTTCTACGTCCTCACGGAGGTTGTCCCTTGTCATAACCTCGCTGTCAGGATAGGCCGTGGTTATACCAAGGAACTCTTGCCCCGACTTAGCATCGGTCACTGTATCGAAAACAACTTTAACCCGTGTCTTTGAACCCACGGGTTTCCACAACATTTCAAGAGACCCTGCACGGCGGTTCTCTACAAACTTAAATCTTGACTTGTCAACACCAGATACCCGTGCCTCGGTGTATGCGTCTAAAGCAGCAGCAACAGCAGCATCTGAACTCGTAAACGGTAAATCTTCTATGCCCCTGAAATCATCATCGTGTAGACCAGCGTG